TTTTTTTTTTTTTTATTTTTTTTTTTTTTTTTATTTTTTTCCTAACAATACAATTTTTTAAGAACACCTTGGATTGGGCAGAACCCCGAATATGAAAATTCTGATTTATCAGCATGAGATATGATATCTTGCCATATCCTGACTTGAGTTACACCATTTTTATTGTTAATATCCATTTTTGGAAACCATTTATCCTTGATTATTTTGTCACTGTAATCATCCCTCCAAGCATTTTCGGTGTAATAATCAAGATCAATTTCATCCCAATAATGCTTCATTTCGGGGTAATTGAATAAGATATCTTTGCGGATATTCTTGATATGAATTCCACCCTTTCCAATCATCTTTCCAATATCTTGTTTAACAATATCTACATACCATACATCTGCCCCGATTGTTTGAACAAGTTTTGCTTTCACGAAGGGTTCTGGTTTTTCATGGATATAAATAGCTTTCCATAGATTTTTACCCTTTGGGTTGTAAACAAGATTCATTGAACATAATTCGCCAACACTCCTCTTACCGTATTGGACTTTTGTATTCTCATTTTGTTTGTATAAATCAGTTTTCAGACTATCCTTGGATTTTTCGCAAGATTCTTCAATATTTTCAGAACCATAAATGACCGAGTTGGGTATGTAAACATTATTAACCCTATCAATCGATCCAGTAGAATAAAATCCACTTATTTTTGTAATTCGAACTTGAATATTTTTGACAATTTTTTCGGGATGAATCACTTCACAATTTCGAACTACACCTTCTAAACACATATTCATCTCATCAATATCATCATATCCGTCTTCAATAAATTGCTCTTCTTTGGAAACCATTTCATCAAATTCTACATCTTCTTTGAGTTCTTTCGCCGACCTTGGGGTCAATATACCAACTTCTTCACCTAATTCAAAATCACCAGCATCAAAACCATTATGTTCCCATAATGTCTTAACAACACCCCCAGGTTTATTGTTGGGGATGGTAAGAACAAGAGACATAATTATAAATATATATATATATTGTATTTTTATAGATTTAAATAATTGTGTTTTCAAATTAAATTTTATTTTATAATAATATTAATTTATATTTATATAATATAATGCCTCGTTGCCCAAATGGACATAGAAGAAATAAAAAAACTGGTTTATGTGATAAAGTTAATAAAAATGTTAAAACAAAAGTTAATAAAAAGAAATGTCCCAAGGGAAAGGTATTAAATATAAAAACGAATCGATGTAATAATATAAAAAAAAACGTTAAAAAAACAGTAAAGAAAATATGTCCAGATGGGAAAATATTAAATTTAAAAACAAATCGTTGTATAAATAATAATAATATAAATAAAAACAAATTAAATTCACAGGGTGTTATACATGCATTACCTTCATTGGTGAAACCATTAAATGTTAATTTATCACCACCCAAACAATCTTATATTCTAAATATTTTTACTAAACATTGTTCTACGTATAAAAAAATAAAAGAGATTGATATAAATAAGATAACATTACAAAAACAATCTAATAAGTTTAAAATTATATATAATAAAACAGATATATTAAAAGATATAAAATTTTTAAGTAAGGGTGGTTATGGTGAAGTTTATAGTTATTCGAATGGTGATATCGAAATTGCTTTAAAAAGTTTTTTCAATCAAAAGGATGATGAAATTAAAATAATTAGATTATTAAAAAAATTAAATATACCTTGTGAGATTGTTAATTGTAAATTATTAAAAAATGATAATAAATATTTTGCAGCAATGGATTTAATGAATGGACCTTTATCGAAAATAGGTAAAATATTAAATCCTGACAATATATTAAAAGTTATTAAAACAATAGCTAAACATTTAGAATGTTTGAATGAAAAAAATTTAACATATACAGATTTAAAAACTGATAATATTTTATTTAAATGTTTAGATGGTGATATATTAAAAATAGTTTTGGGTGATGTGGGTGGTATATGTAAACATGGTGAACAAAACGCGGCCACATGGTTACCTTGGGAAGCACGTTATTTAAAAGGATTTCCGAGGTGTGGGGAAAAGACAATGGTGTGGTGTTTGGGTGTCGTTATAGTCGAGATGTTAAATTTAAATACAAATCCTTTTTATTGGGAAAATATTTATAAATATAATGATAATTTAATGAAAGATTATATCTATTCAATATCTGAAAATAAAAAAATGACACAACTAAAAAATAAAATACCCTTTCAAACAATATTTAGACAGATGCTGGATCTAGATCCTAAAAAAAGAATATCACTATCTGAAATTATTAAAAAAATAGATTCATAATCACTTTCATTTTTTTAAAAATATTTTTTTTTAAAAAAGTCATATGGATTATTTATCTATTTAATATTATTTATCTATTTAATATTATTTATTTCTTCTTACTCTTCTTTTTCTTCTTACTCTTCTTTTTCTTACTTTTTCTCTTTTTCTTCAGAGTTTTCTTTCTACCACCTTTTAATTTATGATCGGGGTCCAATAATTTTTGTCGAATTAAAACATGTCCGGAATCGAAACCCACGGACCCCCCACCTCACCCACCTTTCATTAACGATTTACTTTTCTTTTTACTTTTCTTTTTAGGTGGAGCTTGTTGGATATTAATAGTGAAACCTATATTAGAACCACCTTTTAGTTTTTTAACTTTACTCTTTTTTCTATAATTCATATAATATATAATATATACTATATATTATATTATGTTTAATTCTGATAAATGTATAACTTCAGGAAAAGAAAAAAAAGATACTTGTTATGATGATAAATCATTATTATTAATAACTAAAATATTAAATAAACAAGGTTATAAAATAAATATAAATAATGATTCAAAAAAAATATATTCAGAAATTAAAAAAATTTTATCCAAAATCGGAACTTGTAAAGATGAAATGTGCTGGTTGACTATGGATAGTCTAATTCGAAATTTATCTAAAAAAGAATTAAATAAATTGAAATCTAATTTTAAACCACCTAAACCGGAATCATGGACTAAAGATAATGATAAATGGTTAACTACCGAGGATATTGAAAAAATTTTAAATAGATATATGAATGTAGATAAAAATTTTTATAGTTATGGGGCATTACCAATAGATTCATTTGATAAAAAAATATGTATAAACAAATTATGTGATTTTAATTTAAAAAAACATATAGATGATAAACATGAGAAAATTGCAATTGTATATAATACAGATGAATATGGAGAACCCGGTCAACATTGGATAAGTTTATATATAGATGTTACGGGTAAAAATTTGAAAGATCCTTGTATATATTTTTTTGATTCTTATGGTGATAAACCACCCACAGAAATAAATGAATTTGTTCAGAATGTTATGGAACAAGGGAAAAACAATGGAATCGATTTTAAATATACATATAATGATAAACAACATCAAATGTCAGGTGGGGAATGTGGTATCTATTGTTTACATTTTATAACTTATATGAAAGATAAAGGTAATTTTAAAACCTATATAAATAATAAAAAAAGTGATAAATATATGAATAAATTTAGAAATTACTTTTACGATTAACTATTCAAGTAATCATTCATATTCTATAATATTTTGAATAGAAGAATTTATAAAATGATGTTCAGTTTTAATAGTAATATTATTAATATTATTTATTAAAAATCCATTATCAGTTACTTTATCAATATTAAATGTGTGACCAGTTTCTCTAACTTGAATGATATCATCGATTTTAAAATCACCTTTTTTGATTAAATTTATTTTAGATTTTTCATAGGAACTCAATGTATGTATATCTTCTGATATTTTAGTATCAATAAATATATTACTTAATTTTATATTTATGTTTCCTGTATATTTAGTATACACGCTCTTTTTTTCAGGTTCATATACACCAATTATATAATTATTTAATTGTATCGTGTCTATACATTTACAATTTGTATTTACATTTAATTCTTTTATTTTTAAATTAATAAATAAATTTAAAAATAATGTATTGTCTTCTATGGGTATATATAATTTATTTATTTTTGTTATATTTGTATCAATTTTATATATATATTCATATCTATGTCCACTAATTCTTTTTCCAGAATTTATGTATTTCAAATCGTTTAAATTATATTTTATTGAATATGATTTATAGGATACATCTATTAATTTTTTATTCAAATCAGTCAATTCTTCAGTATTATTTTTTTCATTAAATATAGTATCTATATTTTCATAAAATGAATCAACATCATTTTCAATTGTTATATTAATATTAAAATTATCTTTGATATGTTTTTGTAATATTTTAAATATATGTAATTTATTTTTATCCGAATAAAATTTATCTTTAATATCCATTAATAATTTTATAATGATAAAATTAATATATTATAAACTAAAATAAATATATTATTAATATTAATATGATAAAATTTATATTTTTAATATTTATACTATATGTTTTAATATACAATACAATTCAAACTAAAGTAACAATAGAACCTTTAAATTTACCAGATATTTGTCCAAGTTATTATAATTGTAATTATGAAAAAATTAAAAAACAAAAAAGAATGGAACCACTACGAGGTTATACAGGTATTTTAGATTATATGTTACCACGTGAAAATTCAGAAACACCCTTAGGTATTGATATAAATTATTTTTTTAACTTAGTTTAAGGATAGTTATTCTATATATTGGAATTGATATAATAATTATGATAATAAATATAACTATTTTATATATAAATTTAATATTTATTTTATATTTTATAATTAAATAAATTGATATTAATAAACATATATATATAATAAAACTAATTAAATAATTAAAAGTTGTTTGTTTATGTGATAATGCTATATTTATATAATCCATAAAATTATATGGTTTTAATTTATATAATTCTAATCCACCAACCATATTATTATTCACCATACAATTCATAGAATGTTTTTTATTATCACATATACATTCATTTACGCCACCCCATCCGGATTTTATGTTAAGTTTATTTTTATTTCCACAAGGATAATTACCAACACCATGTAAATCGACGATTTCGATTGCTGTATTTCCACATCTCATATCTTGATGGCCTAAAAATTGTATAGAATCATAACCTTTTTCCCCTGCTTTTTTAAATAATTCATTAAAGTATCCCGCACATTCCTCTCTAATTGGACAAGATATTATAATATTAAAAAAATATTCAACACCTTCGCTATGATCTTTAAATGAAATAGTATTACCCGTATTAAAAAATATACCACTACCAGTTGCTTTATACATCCAAGAACTGGTTTCCTCTAATGTATCTTGACCCGTAAAAGCATCAGTTACATGAGTAACTTCTATACTGGTATTATTAGGAATAGATTCATATGGTGGTTTATGATATATCCATATAGTATTTTTCATATCTAATACATTAGACATGTTTGAATACAATTCGAAATCATTATATGGACATTTAGAATAACAATTATCATAATTATTATTCACAATACAATCATCTGTTAGTTCAATATTATATTTATCAATTAAATTTGTATATAATATATCAAATTGATTAATATCTATTGGGAATTTATTATCGGGTATATCTCCATATATATAGTTTAAATAATGCTTCCAATTTGTTTTCCCCAATTCGATTTTATTTTTAAAAACAGGTAATTTCATATTTATTATATATATAGTAATATAATAAATATTTTTTTTTTTTTTTAATTTTATATAAAAGTTAAATTATATAATATAGTATTATAGTAATATAAAATGAAATTAACTAAAAACGGTTTTATTATTAGAAAAGAAGATTTTAAACCTGAAAAAATAAAAGAAATAAAAGATGAATTAACAGTGAAACCACATATTATGAATGATTTTGGAAATACGAATGAAGTTAAATTTAAAACATATTTAGAATCACCTAAAAAATTATATTTACCTAGATTTTATGGTATTGAAAAATTTGGTATCCCCAATACAATCGATTTAGAAGGTGACGAAATCAATATTAAGTTTAAAGGTGATTTGAGAGAAGAACAAAAACCAATTTATGATATATGTATGAAACAAATATTATCTATTGGGGGTGGTATATTATCATTAAAATGTGGTGGTGGTAAAACAATATTAGCTCTTTATGTTTTATCTAGATTAAAACATAAAACAATAGTAATCGTTCATAAAGATTTTTTAATGACCCAATGGTATGATAGAATTAAAGAATTTATCCCAGATGCTCGAATAGGAAAAATACAACAAAATACAATTGATGTTGAAAACAAAGATATTGTCTTAGCAATGGTTCAAAGTTTATCGATGAAAGAATATCCCGAAGATACGTTCAAAAGTTTTGGTTTAGCTATATTTGATGAATGTCATCATTTAGGTGCTGAAGTCTTTCAACGTTGTATGTCTAAAGTCCAAACTAAATATATGTTTGGTTTATCAGCTACACCCAATCGAAAAGATGGTTGTAGAAAAGTATTTGAATGGTATATCGGTAAAACTGCATATGCTACTAAAGAAAAAAATACAGATTATGTTAAAGTTGATATTCTAACCTATTCTATAGATGATGAAGAATATTGTAAAATAGAAAATATATATACTCAAAAAGGACCGAAAGCATGTTGCCCCCGAATGATTAATAATATTTGTAATTATAAACCTAGAACAAATATTGTTATTTTAAAAATAATAGAATATTTTAAAGAAGGTAGAGATATATTATATCTAAGTGATAGACGACAAAATTTAAAAGATATTCATGATATGTTAAAAAAAAATAATATTAATAGTGGTTTCTACGTTGGTGGAATGAAACCAGAACAATTGAGAGACGCTCAAGAAAAACAGATTATATTAGGAACATTTTCAATGGCGTCTGAAGGTATGGATATACCTAAATTAAATACAATCATATTAGGTTCTCCCAAATCAGATATCGTTCAATCTGTTGGGAGAATATTGAGACAAACAAAAGAAAATAGAAAATTTCATCCATTAATTTTTGACATAAATGATGAATTTTCCATTTTTAAAAATCAATCTAAAAAAAGATTACAATTTTATCATAAACAAAACTATGATATTGATATCATTGATTTGGAAGGTAAGGTTGAAAAATGTTTAAAAGGAAAAAAGAAAAAAAAAGAATTAAATTTAAATATATGTTTGATCGATTAATCTACGTTATCAGCATCATCATTTGAATCACTTGCTAAATCGGGTTTTGATTCACCGGATTCTTTATTATTATCATATGTTCGTTTTTGATAAACTTTAAAATAATATTTATCATTTTGACATAAAAGATTTCCACCATTAAATCCAGTCAAATTTACACATTGTTCTTTACCACGCTTATTTTCTACATCAAAACTAACATATTCACCTGGGAAAAGGTTTACAAACTCTCCATATTTAACATTTGTTTTATGAACAAAAATTGTTATGTCTGTGTCGAGTTTTTTTACAAAACCATATCCTTTGGTTCGTGAAAACCATTCTACTACTCCGTTAAAGCTCATTATATTATTTATTTATATATTAATAAATCTTTATATATTAATGATACATTATAATATAAAAAAAATCATTATAATGATAATATTGTATTCAAGTTTATCTGATATAAGATGGATCCAAGAATTTTCAATTGGTATATGTGTTTATTTATTATTTAAATGGATCACAGATTATCGTAAATGTACATTTAGTTATATTGAATGTAAAATGATTAGAGGAGTTAAAAAAGAAGAAGGTTATATTTATAATTTTTTAGAACCTATATTTGATATTAATACATATGAAAATAGATATATAATTTATGTAATTGTATTTTGTTTTTTATTAATTAATTGGATTAAATTTTTTAAATATTAATTTTCATCTTTTATTTTCATATTAATTTTAGGATTTGTCATAGATCCATTGATACCCTCAGAAAATCCATATTTAGATTTCTGCCACGATATCAAACGCTCTTTCAATGAATTTATATCTAATTTGATATTTTTCCCATATACAACATCCAACCAATTTTGATAACAACTACATAAATCTTTAAACGGAGTAGTATCGTCAGGTTCAGGTTCAATACATTCATTAAACCATTGACCGATATAATCATTTTGATTTTTATAATTTTGAGTTTCCATTCTAATTGATTTAGGAACTTCAATATTTAAACAATCTAAATCGACCCATTGGCGTAATAGCATACCCATAAAAACAATACCCCAATGTTTTACTTTGTCTGTCAGTTGTTTATCGGCTTTATATACATGTCGGTTGTGGTCTATTTCCTCTTTTCTATCTACAAACCGAGAATTAAAAGGTGATACAGCAACCCTTCTCCAAGCTCCATTTGTTTTATCTTCTATTTTAGGTTTATCATTACACATAAGAACCAATTCAAATTGTGGTTTAAATTCAAATGGTTCTTGATATAAATTACGAGCTAGAATCATATCACCACCAGACAACTCTTTCATCTCACCAGCATTAATAGTTTCATTTTCATCTGGTTCTTGCATATAACATAATCTAGCCCCCCTAGTCCTTGCTTTCTCTGGACAAGCCGCATTACTGGATTTTCTTTTTTGAGTTAGAATAGTTACAGGTAAATTCATACAATATCCACCCATCGCTTGTCGTAAAAGATCAATTAAGATTGATTTACCATTACCACCCGAACCTGTCCATATAGAAAATCGATTCATAACTTCACCACATAACCTACCCGCCATATATTTAATACAATAACATCTGATTTCACCAGGAGTTTCTTCTATATCTAAATTAGGTAAGACTTTCAATAAGAAATCTTTAATACCCATATATGTTTTAATAAATGATTTAGACGGTTTAATAGATTTATCCCAATCGCGTTTATCTACACCATCCCTTAATTCAATTGATTTCCATAAAACATTAATATCCATTGGTAATTCATTATCTTTTATAGGTAAATTATATTTAGTTGTTATAGATAATTTATCTTCGGGTCTCCCTTCTCTCAAAATATTTTCTCCTAAATCAAATACACAATTTTCAAAACATAATAATTTAGTATTTGAATCAAGATCTTCTTGAAATTTATCATTATAAAACTTATTTTTACAAGCTTCCATTATATTTTTTTGGAAAGGAATATCCTTTAATTTATTATAAATTCTTCTTGCTGTCTCTTCCCATTTTTTTATATCTTCTGATTCAGATTCTCCATTTTGTACTCGTTCATTTTGCATTTTTCTAAACCTCCATTCAGAATTAGAATAAATCATTTTTATTTTATTTGGAAGTTGTGATTGGAGTAAATAACCCTGTGAACATTTATTCCATTTAGTTCCATCAAAATGATACCAAATATTACCACGAATTTCCACACATACAAATTTTTCCTTATAATAATTATAAACAACTTTAGCAATATCATCATGTGCTCCACCTTCACGAACGCTTTTATCTATTAATTCTGTCATAGATTCTTCCATAATTTCTTCATATTTAAAATTTTTATCTAATCTGGCCCAAAATCTAAGTGTTGCTTCTGTTATAGGATTAGAACAATGATTAAAAGATTCCCATTTTGATTGACATTGATCCAATGATTCATAACTAACACTTTTTTTACTAAATTCATGGAACACATCAAATAGTCCACGACTCGTATTTTTTAAAGCCATTCCAACTTTCAACCAATTTTCATAATTATCACACCTTTCTTCGGATAAACATTCTAAAACAATACGTTTAATCATGTCTCGTTTATCTTTCTGCATTTCATCTTTTAATTCCGTAAATGCTTCTTCTTCTTCGGGATCTAAATCATCCATATCATAATCATCATCTAAAATATTTAATCCTTGACTACTTTTACTCGGTTTCATTAATTCTTCTGCGTTTTCTAGATTGTTTTTATAAGTTATATTCTTTTCAAATTTTTTTGTCAAATAAAATAATTCTAATAATTCTCTATCAGTTTTATCGTATTTAACTATGTCATTATTTATATATAAACTCGTAACTTTATATGTGTTTCCATTTGGTTTTCCAGAACCATATATAAACCATCGTGTAACCTGTGTATCAAATATCTTTGTTAAATCATTAATTGGGTATTTTAAACAAGTATCAAAAATATAATCAATTTTTGATGAACTTAAAATTTTGAAAAATTCATTAAATACTTTAAAATCTCCAATTATTTTTGGATATAAAATATGAATACCCTCTTTTATAACGAATCCTTCATCATTCGTTTTGGGTTCATCTTTTTCTTGAACATAACATTCAATATTACCTTCAAAATCCATATTATTTCTAATTTCTCGGTTGATAAATTCAACTAATAAATCTATTGTTTTAGAGGTATATTGTCTCAATTTTGAAGAACCATCAAATTCCATATCTAAATCAATATATAGAGGACATATATCAGGGATTGCTTCAGTAATAGATAACTGACCTTTATTTATTATGAAATATTCATGGAACATATCACATGAATCGTTGACTAAATCATTGGGAATACTATAAGTGGCGCCAAATTTATAATCTTTATTATTAAGATTGGGTATAATTGTATGTGTTTTTTCATTTTCACCCGTGGCCTTATATTTTCCCAATAATTTAATCAAGTTCATATTTATTATATATATTTTTATTCTTCTAAATATTTTCAAATTAAAAATTATTATAAAGAATATTTAATAATCGTTATATTTTTTATACAAATAAATTTATAAAAAAAATGTGTTTTAATTACAAATTTCATATATTTTTATATTATATATATATATATATAATGTACGGAAAAATATTACATATGCAACATATGCAATCCAGAGCAAAACAAGAACAAAAAAATGTTGAAAATGGGAGGTATGAAAGAGAGAAAAAATTGAGATTAGAACAAGCTGAAAAAGAACAAGCTGAAAAAGAACAAGCTGAAAAAGAACAAGCTGATAAAGAACAAGCTGAAAAAGAACAAGCTGAAAAAGAACAAGCTAAAAAAGAACAAGCTGAAAAAGAACAAGCTGATAAAGAACAAGCTAAAAAAGAACAAGCTGAAAAAGAACAAGCTGATAAAGAACAAGCTAAAAAAGAACAAGCTGAAAAAGAACAAGCTGAAAAAGAACAAGCTGATAAAGAACAAGCTAAAAAAGAACAAGCTGAAAAAGAACAAGCTAAAAAAGAAAAAGCTAAAAAAGAAAAAGCAAAACGAGATAAGGAAAAGCGTGACAAGGCCAAACAAGATAAATTGGATCAAGAAAAAGAAATAAAAGAAAGAATAGAGACTGAATTAAATAAAGAATAAATAATAATAACATTTATTAAAACAAATCTAATATTATTTTGAATTATCTATAATAGATATAATTTTACCAAAAAATAACACAAAATAATTTGAAAACATTTTAAAGAATTGAGTATAAAAAAAGATATAATATCAAATAATGTCTCAATTGTCATTTATGTTGGCGAAAGAATATTCTGAGGGGATGAAACCCCCCAGAGGTTTTACCGAGTATGCTCCATTAAATTGGTTGATGTCTGAAAAACTCGATGGTTATAGAGCCAGATTTAATCCCAAAACAAAAAGTTTTGTATCGCGACAAAACAAACCTTACAACGCCCCCCGGTGGTTTACTGACTTCATGCCAAAAATGGATTTAGATGGAGAACTATTTTGCGGACGAGATGGATTTCAAAAAATGGGTTCAGTTAGGAAAAAGATCCCAGTAGATGAAGAATGGTTTAAAATTAAGTATTATGTATATGATGCCCCAGAATTAGAAGGCACTTTTTCAGATAGGTATAAATTTTTAAGTAAAATAGTATCAGAAGCTCAAAACATTTGGTCATTGATCCAAGATTCTAAACCGATTCTAAAAGATGTATCTTGTCCACTTGTCCTAACAATGCATTATAAAGTTCAAAATATGGAACACATGAAAGATTTCTATTATAAAGTATTAGACATAGGGGGTGAAGGAATTATGCTAAAAGATCCTTTATCAATGTACGAAAATAAGAGATCTAATTATTTATTAAAATATAAACCTAATTTTGATGCCGAGGCAATTATTATTGGCTATAAAGCGGGTTCGGGAAAATATACTGGAAAACTTGGATCATTCATATGTCAACCTCTATTATCGAAAGGTGATTATCAAGTTCTGGATAAAGTAAAGGGTCATGAATTTGCGACTTCGGGAATGGACGATTCCATAAGAAAAAGCTATAAAATGACACACCCAGTTGGAACTATTGTAACATATGAATATTCAGGTTTTACCAATACGGGAAAACCCAGATTTGCAAGATATATAAGGATTAGGGAAGATGTAACTTTAAAAGAGGAAACTATGGATACTGGAAAAACTGGTGATAAACATGTAAAAAATTGTATTCAGATATTTAAATCACTTTCTAAGCACGAAAAAATGAATGGTGAGGGTTTTAAAAGTGGGGCATATAATAAAGCCGTAAAAGCAATTGAACAAATGAAAGACGATACCGAATTAACTGCTGAAAATCTTCTAAAAGTAAAGGGTATTGGACAGAAAATAGTTGAAAAAGTAATGATAATCATTGAAACAGGAACTTGTCCCATGTATGATAATATTAAAGATGTAAAAGACCCAAAAGAAGAATTTATGAAAATTCATTCTATAGGTCCAGTGAAAGCAAATAAACTGGTTAAAGATGGATTTACAACTATTAAGCAATTAACAGAATGTGAAAATATAGGAGAATATTTGAATGAAACACAAATAAAAGGATTGACATATTATGAAGATCTCCAAAGGCGTATTCCATATGAAATGATTAAGACACACGAGAAAATCTTGAAAAAGGTTTTGGAATCGATTGATCCAACGGCTGAATTAACAATTGCTGGTTCTTATAGGAGACAATGTAAGGATAGTGGAGATATTGATGTTCTAATAAAAACACCATCTGTTAAAAATAATTCAATATATAAAAAATTCATAGATGTATTGTCTAATGGTGATATATTTAATGGTCATAATTATATGCAAACTACATTGAGTTTGGGTCCTAAAAAATTTATGGGTGTGTGTCAAGAACCTGGTTCATTCGCTAAACGAATTGATATTATGTTTACTAAACCGGAGGAATATCCATTTGCTATCTTATATTTCACTGGGTCTAAAGATTTCAATACAAATATGAGAAAAGATCTATTATCTAGGGGATTATCATTAAATGAATATTCATTAAAAGATAATGTAACCAAAAAAAGTGTGGATCACGTGTTTGTAAGTGAACGAGACATCTTTGATTATATCAAATATGAATACGTTGAACCAGAAAATCGATAAATAAAAAAATAAAAAAAAAATAATAATAATAATAATAATATTTTTTTTTTAAAAAATTTGATAATATTTAAATTTATAAATTCATAATTAAACATATCATGAATATAACTTTTGGAAAATATCGCAATAAATCTTACAAGTATATATTAAATTTAGAACCTAGTTATTTAAAATGGGTTTTAAATCAATCATGGTTTAAAATAAATCATTTTAATCATTATGAATATTGTAGATATATTATGGAAATTCATAAAATAGATATGAATAAACATTTCATACTATATACAGATGGAGCTTGTCGTAATAATGGTAAAAAAAATATGCCAGGTGGTATAGGTATTCATTTTTCTCATAAAAATATTATGAAATTTGATGATATAAGTGAAAAATTAAATATAAAAAATTCTACAAATAATATTGCTGAATTAATGGCAATTAAACGAGCCATGGAATTAACAAAAGAAATTTATAATGTAAAAATATATACTGATTCTACTTATTCAATAAATGTGATAACTAAATGGTATGATATGTGGATAGATAAAGGAACAATTGGAGAAAAAAAAAATATAGATATTATCAAACCTATATGTGATATGTATAAAGATAAAAAAGTAGATTTAATTCATGTGAAAGCACATACAGGTAATTTAGATGAACACTCGATTGGTAATATGATAGCTGATAGATTAGCAACTGAATCGTTAAAACAATAATATTATAATAATTAATATAATTAATATAATTAATAATGTGGAATTCAATTGAAGGTTCGGAATGGCATAATACAGAAGAGGATACTACTACACCTAGTCTTGATATAGACGATGTATATAGCTTTTTAAATTTAAACAAAGGTAATAATAGTAATAATAATAGTAATAATATTAATGAAAATATATCTATATTATTAGAATCTCCACCAACCCACGAAGAACAAGAATCTTTAATTCAAGTAAGAGCGGATAATTTAAATTTTAAAGATATAGTATCTTTACAATTTAGTAGAATAAATTATTTGCTACCACCATGTAAGTATATTGATATAGTTCTAGAAAATCCAATTGTGCCATATCTCTCATGTATACGAAATAAGTATGGACGAAATATAATATCACGCGTCGTTGGTTCGCAAAAAGTAGGTGAAATTTTAGATACTGGTAATTTACAGGGGGCGGTTCATCCAACAATTCATTTTTCTAAACCAACAACAATAACTTTCACACAATTTAAAATATCATTGATACCACACGGAATAATTCAAGAACGTTATAAGACACTAAATGATAAACCTCACGAAATATATCCTCAAAATCTTTTGTTTACAGAATATCATACAAATAGCGAAGAATCAGTTGCTGAAGAATCAAATGATTATAATCATTATATGTGGTTTCAGTTGGGACTCACAATAAAGAAATAAATATAGATATTATTTAAATATTATTTAAATATAATATATATATATTATATATATATTATATATATTATGAATATTGGAAGAAATTTAACAGGAATAAGATCTGATGCTAAAAATGGTTTATATCAAAATTTAAATTATCAAACTGAACGAGTTGCAAAAAAAAATTTAATTATAGATACAGCATATTGTTCGGGTGGAGTACCTGTAAAAAATTTAGATTTTACAACCTTTGAAAAATATGCAAATGGTACAAGATTTAGAACAGAATTAACAGAAAAATTAATTATAGATAGATTAAGTGAAATATATATAGATAGTATATCATTTATGAATTTAAATACTTCATTGATTGATGGACAACCCATATATTTAAATTTTATAAATTTTCCTAAATTTAGTTATAGTAATAATCCATATGCTAGAAATAAATATGTAATATCTGAATCATGGAGTGGTACTAGTCATGATAAAGCTAAAGCTAAAAAGATGAGTTATTTAACAACTGTAAATCCTATGACGATTGAAGATATAGAATTTACTCTTGAATATGAGAATACGGTATTTATCCCTTCAACACTTGATAGTATATTTGAAGCAGGTGGGCGTGCAATCATAGAATTAGTCATTATATCTAAAGATTAAATATTTAACATTTAATTTTATTTTTATATGTTTTTTAATAAATTTATTTTGTATTCTTATAATATTTTTAAATATATCCATTTTTTTTTATTATCATTATCATTATAAATATAAAATTAAAATGTTTTTGATAGATTATATACATTAGTTAAATGTAATTTATAAATACAATCTTTCATTTTCTGTAAATCGGATTTCCCTCTAGTATTCATTAATTCAATCCACATTGTATCCATATGTTCTAAACGATGTGATTTAATACTTTTTTTAAATGAACCATGAATACTATCAACCACATTAAATAAATGTTTATTATCAATATTATGTTTAATCATTAAACAATGCTTATGCGATATTTTCCAATATTTTTTAAGATATTGTTTCCTCAATTGTTCAATTTGTTGATTATCATAGTTTGTCATTATGATAATATTATATGATATTTATTTAAGTATTTTCATCATTATATATCCCCATAGTAGGTAAATTTATTAATATAACATTTTCTAATGTTCTTATATATGATTCTGTATAAGTGAAACCTCTATTCATAAATTGAATCATATATCCTCTATAAATATTTTGTAATTTGTTAAAATGAACTTTATCATTATCAGATAAATTATGATATATAGTTTCGTCCATGATAATATAATTTATCAAATATTATTTATATATATAAAATATATAATATCAAATTATTTAGGTATATATAGTATATTTTGATTGCTTTTATTGTAAACAGAACTAATAGAAATACCATATATCATTATTAAAAATGCAAATATGACTATAAAACTATTTATAGATGAGAAATTCATATATATATATATATATAGTTTAAAAATATAAAAATATTTATATTTTAATAGTAAATGAACTTAGAACAAATAAACTCTTTGAGTGATGGTCAATTAAATGCTTTAATAATTAAATATAAATTTTACAAGGGTGATATACATAAATTAAATGTGGAACAAAAAAAGAAATTAGTTAAATTATTTTTAGAACAAAAAATGAAACAACGTGAAGAAAAAACTCAAGATAAAAAAGTAAATGTATCCCGTAGAATGTCCCAACCAAATATAAATGCGAATAATATAAAAAAAGAAAACAGTGTGTATCAAAAAAGAGATCGGCGAATGTCTGACCCCATCACCCCACAAGAACAAGTTGAAGCTGTTAAGGAACATCGGTTAAAAGAATTAAAACAACAACAAACTGAAAAGATTAAACGAGAATTAGAAAAAAATATGCCTAAATATGATAAAATTGGATGTTATCCACCTGTCCCCAGATTGGTATGTATAGGTGATGTTCATGGTGATTTAAAAGTTTCATTGATCGCCTTAAAATTAGCCGGGGTTATATCGAAAGATATCTATACTCATAATTTTAATATAAATACAATCGAATGGATTGGTGAATCAACATGGATCATACAAACGGGAGATCAAATAGATAGATGTCGTCCATCAAGTTTAAAAAAAGATTGTATAGATAAATTTGACGAAGTCGTTGAAGACGAAGGTTCCAATATGTTAATTATTAAATTATTTCAAACCTTAGATCAACAGGCTAAATTAAAAGGTGGTCGCGTTATTACATTATTAGGTAATCATGAATTAATGAATGTAGATCGTGATTTTAGATATGTATCCCCTGCTGAATTCTTAGAATTTGTCCCTGAAAAAGATAGAAATACTAAATTAACTAAAGATGGTTTTCCATTGGGTTATTATCATAGATTAAAAGCATTCGAGAGGGGTGGGTCAGTGGCTAAATTTTATGCAAATAATAAAAAAAGTGTAGTTCAAATTGGTTCTTGGTTATTTGTTCATGGGGGTATTAGTCATGAATTATCTGAAAAATATACAAATATGGAAATTAATCATGTTGTAGGGAAATGGTTAGAAAAAGAAGCAAATGAATTAGAAGAAAATGTGTTTGATGAAATATTTAGGCAAGATGATGATATTAGTCCCTTTTGGTGTAGATTATATGGTGAAGATGATGGTGAAGGTGAAAATACGAAAGAAGGTTTTGAACATCTTTTAAAAATATTAAATAAACGAAATAAGAGAATAATGGAAATTAAAGGAATGGTGATTGCTCATACACCTCAATTTATGAATGATATGTATTTAAATTCTTTATATGGAAATAGATTATGGAGAATAGATGTTGGTATGTCTAGAGCATTTGGGGAGCATGATATGTGTGGTGATAATAAATATCGCCAAATACAAATATTAATCATAAATGATGATAAAACATTTGTGATTAAAAGGCAACCCTTTCATGGGAGACAGCCGAGTCCAGGTATGGGTCAAAATGCTGAATTTAATAAACCATCCTTTATAAAATAATTAAAAATATAATTATATATATATTATATAATGGCACATGTATTAAATGAAGAATTAGAAGAAGGTCATAATAATGATATATTATCAATGTTATTGAATAGTGGTGTAGATCCAAATGATTTTCGTGAATCTATGAGTCCATTAATTATTGCCTATCAAACTGAAAATATTGAAGCTTTTGATTTATTATTATATTATGGTGCTGATCCAAATGTAGATGAAGGAAATGGATTAACTATATTTACTTCTATTATTCATTTAATATTAAATGATATAACTTATCATAGATTAAAACAAGATATAGATCATTATATGTATATAATAAAACAATTATTATTAAATGGAGCTTCTATGAATATTGGTAATCCTACAACATACAAATATA